GCAGGATCTGGATACGCGTCGCATCGGCAACGATGGCAAGAAGCTGCCACTTGGCACCTATACGATCCACATCACCGCCGGCATGCGCAACCTAGTGGTTGAGCGCAAGGGTAAGGTCACGTCGTTCAACTTCAAGAATCCCGCCGTTCGCAACCAGATGCGGATCCGCTACCAGACTCTGGAGAAGACCGGCCGGAAGACCAAAGAGGGCAAGGAAATCCACGAGTGGAAAGACAGCGGCCAGCCGCAGTACATTCCGCCCAACACTTTTGGTGGGGTTTTTGTTGGCGACAACCAGCGCGCCATTCTGGACGAGATGCCGACGTAAGTCATGAGCGGAAACAGCGGCGACAACTGGGATCTGATCGGCGACCTCCCCGGCGAGCGGGGTAAGCTGCCGAACTCGCCCGGCTTCGAGATCCCTGATGAGGGTGCGCTCATGTCGCGCATCCGCAAGTTCTACGACGAGGGTGTTGGCGCGTGGGAAGAGAACCGCCGCATGCACTCTGAGGACTTGAACTTCGCCTACAACAGCGAAGCGCAGGGTCAGTGGGATCCAGTTGTTCTGCAGAATCGGCGCGGTAAGCCGTGCTATACGTTCAACCGCTGCCTCCAGCCAATTAACATCGTGGTTGCCGACATGCGGCAGACACGACCAGCAGGTAAGGTTCGGCCAGCATCGGATGGCGCGAGCGAACCGGTCGCCGACATTTTCGGCGGCTTGTGCCGCTCGATTGAGCAGTGCTCTCGCGCCGATGGGATCTACAAAGAGCAGTTCAAGTTCGCCGTCGCGGGCGGCTTCGGCGCGTGGCGCTTGATGCCGGTGTACATGACCGACGACGGTGACGGCGCGTTCGATCAGGTGATTCGTCTAATCAACATCGCCAACCCGCAGACCGTGGTGTGGGATCCGCAGTGCGCTGACGCGTGCGCTGGGGATGCCAACCGCTGCATCGTGGCGGAGCGCATCGCAGAAGAGATCTACGACCAGCTGTACAAGGACGGTGACGGCCAGTCCTTCAATATCTCGCGCGACAGCTACGGCTGGTTCACTGACAAGGAAGTCCGCATCGCTGAGTACTTCGAGCGCATTCCGCGCGAGAAGAAGATCGCGAAGATGACTGACGGTTCGGTAGTAGACTACGACGCAGACCTGCGGGCGCAAGAGCGTCATTTTGACGAGCAGGGAATCACGCACGAAGAGTTTGGCGTTACCCGGGTAGCGAAGGATAAGCAGGGCCGCCCCATGGTCCGCTCGACTGTCGTATGGCAAGTCATGTGGGTCAAGGTGGACGGCTCGAACGTGCTCGAAGGCCCGTACTACTACGACTGGAAGCGTATCCCTGTGGTCCGCTGCCCCGGCCGGTACATCAACATCGAGGGCCGCAAGAAGTTCCAGTCGCTGATCCGCCACGCCAAGGATCCACAGCGCAGCTACAACTCGCGCGCGTCGGACATGATCGAGCGCAGCGCGCTCCTGCCGAAGGCGCCGTACCTCGTAACCGAGACGATGATCAAGGGCTACGAGAACGAGTGGAACCAAGCCAATACCCAGTCCCGTCCGTACTTGCCGTACAACGTGGACAAGAACGCGCCAGAGGCGATGCCACATCGCATGGAGCCGCTGGATCTGCCGCAGGGCGCGCTCGCGCTCGCGCAGATGGCGATTCAGGACATTCAGGCCACCATCGGGTACTTCGACCCGGCGCTTGGCAACGCGGAGGATATGAACCGCGTGTCGGGGAAGGCGCTCGTGCAGCACACGAAGCGCAGCGACCTCGGCAGCTTTGAATTCATCGACGGCTTCAGCGACGCGCTGCAGCTCACGTGGGAGATGATGATCGACATGATCCCCACCGTCTACGACTCTGAGCGCGTTGAGCGCATCATCGGGCACGACGGCGTGGAGAAGATGGTCACCATCAACCAGTCACAGGACGGTACCGAAGACCTTATCAATGATCTCTCCAAGGGAGACTATGACGTTGAGGTCACCATCGGACCGTCGTACCAGTCCGCCCGTCAGGAAGCGCTCGATATGCTGATCGGCGTAATGGAAGCGTTGCCTAATCAGGCGCCTGTCATCGCGGATCTGGTAGCGAAGAACATTGACATGCCGGATGCGCAGGAGATGGCGCGCCGGTTCCGGATCCCGCTGATCCAGCAGGGTCTGGTCCAGCCGACTGAGGCGGAGAAGGCGGCGAACCCGAACATCGGGAAGCCAACACCGCAGCAGCAGCAGGCACAGCAGATGCAGCAGGACGAAGCCGCACTTCTCGCCGCTAAGCGGGCGAAGATGCAGGCAGACGCCTCTATCGCCGGTTCACGGGCGCAGAACTCACCGGGCGAAGCGGAGAAGCTGAAGTTGGGCAACATGAAGTTAGCCAGCGAGATCCATGACAGCGCCCTGACGCACGCAGGAGTTCCTGATATGGGAGAGCGCGCATCCGCGCAGCTTGACCTTCAGCACCAGCAGGCGTTGAACCAGCAGGAGCTGCAGCACAACGAGGCGACGCATCGGCAAGGTCTCACGCACGAGAATCAGGGCCACGTGGCCGGCGTGCTGAAGGGCCGCTCGGAGCACGAGTCGGAAGACCAGCGCGCACAGCGCGAGCACGTCGCCGAGGAGCAGCGCGCGATGGAGAAGCACATGCGCGAAGAGGCCCGCAAGGCCGAAGCGCACAAGGCAGACATGGCCCGGCTCGCCGAGAAGCATGAGCACGAGCTGAAGCACGCCACGAAGTTGAACGAGGCCAAGGTCACCGCCGCGAAGGCGATGGCGAAGGCCAAACCCAAGCCGGCGAAGAAAGCCGCTTGATCCTAATCGGGTGAGACCGATACCGCCTCGCGGCAGCGTATGCCGTGTACATCGGAGATAGACACATGGCCTTTACACGAGACCAGCTCGAAGCGTACGAGAAGAAACCTCAGACGCAGGTTTCTGACAAACAGATGGTGGCGAACTTCATGAAGGGCGCCACTCCAGCCCGCGCCGCCGACCCAGCTGCCGTTGCAGCCGTGGCGGCCGGACAAGTTGATGCCACTCCGGGTGGCGCTCCTGCTAGGCAAGCAGTGGCAGACTCGGATCCGCTCACTGACGATTCCCCTATCGTTGATGAAGACGGAACACTCGGCGACCCGACCGACTCGGGTGAGGGGACTTCGGACGAAAATTCAGCGGACTCGTCCGCCGCTGCCGTCGATCCTGCCGATGACGCGGACCCCAACGCGGACTTGACTGGCGATCCAGCTGCTGAAGAGGAAGCAGTTGCTCGGCCGGTCCCGAAGAAGGGCTCAGCGCAGGAACGCATTGTGGAAGCACTCGACCTTGCGGAAGGCTACAAGGTATTTGGTCAGCACATGCAGGATCAGTTGAAGGAGGCGCTTACCGAAAACGCGCGTCTCCGGGGTGGCGGCACTCCGGCTCCGACAGCTACAACTCCTGCTGCACCTCCCGTCGTGGAAGCAGAAGATCCGATGCCGGCGTTGAATGACGCTGATGTCGCTTTTGACGACGACAAGTACCGCGCCAAGATGCAGAATTGGGTAGACCGGCGAACTGAGGCTGTTGCGAAGCGCGTCCTGCGCCAAGCGACTGGTGCCGACGCCGCGCAGAAAGTGCGCGACAGCGTCGAGGCCAAGGTGACAGCCTTCGCGCAGGAACACCCCGACTTCGAGAAAGTCGTAAAGATGAATCCAGTGCTGGCTCAGAACCAGCTGGCCCCAGACGCCGGCCTTGCCGTCGGTCAAAGCGAATACACTGCCGAATTGCTCTATGCGTTCGGGAAGGATCCCGGTATGGCGATTCGAGTCGCCCGCCAGTCTCCTGCCCAACAGCTGCTGACAATTGGCAAGATGATCGCCAAGATCGAAGCGGAAAAGGAATCGTCTAAGGGTGCAGCCCCAGCAGGTAAAGGAAATCCACAGGGCGGTGCGAAACCAGCCCAAAAGAAGTCCATCACTCAGGCCCCGCCTCCTCCGCGTGCGACACCAGCAGGCGGCCGTACGCAGTCGTTCGATCCCCTCGATCCTAACGTATCGATTGATGAGTTCGCGCGACAGCACAGGCAGGGAAAACAGTCCACACGCGAGCAGAACCGCAAGCAGCGTGGATTGAGCTAACAATCTCGGAAGGGAATAATGGCTAACTCACTCATCACGGCCCAGTGGGTCGCTCGTAAGGCGCTGGTACTCCTCCACGCCAAGAGCAACTTCACAGGTCGTTGTAATCGCGACTACCAGAGCTTGCTGCCGGGCCCGATCAACGGTGTCATCCTTGGTCAGCAGCTCTCGATCCGTCTGCCGTTCCAGTACATGCTACGTACCGGCCCGCAGATGAACGCCCAGAACTCCGTTCAGCGCTTCGCCACCCTGTTGGTCAACCAGCAGCTCGGCGTTGACATCAACTTCACCTCGGTGGAGCGCGCGATGTTGCTGAACAGCTTCGAAGAGCAGGTTCTTGAGCCTGCCATGGCCCGTCTCGCCGCCGGTGTGGAGAACTTCACAACTGGTCAGGTGAACAACGTGCCGAAGTTCACCGGCGCGTACAGCACCACAGCGACCTACGATCAGCTGCTGCAGAACGAGCAGTACCTGACGGAAGCGCTGGCCCCTGAAGATGCGCGACGCACCTTCACGGCGACCCCGCAGACTTCGCGATACTTCGTGAAGGACAACAAGGGTCTCTTCCAGCCTGAGAGCACGATCTCTGATCAGTGGCTCGAAGGCGTGATCAGCGACAAGGCCGCCGGCTACGTCTGCTTCCGTAACACGAAGCTCCCGACGCACGTCATCGGTTCTTTCGCTGCGACCTCGAACCCGACCGTCAACGGTGCCGGTCAGTCGAACCCCGGCGCTGGTAACGCGTATGTTTCCACATTCACCCTGAACGTCACCGGCTTTGCCGCGACGGACGTCGTGAACGCGGGCGACGTGATCAGCATCGCGGGCGTCAACGAGGTTGACCCTGAGACGAAGGCGTCACTGGGCCGTCCGAAGCAGTTCGTAGTGACTGCCACGACCGGCACTCAGCCGACTTCGCTCTCGATTGCCCCGGCCATCGTGACCGGTGGTTCGTACCAGAACGTGGACAACGTCCCGTCCACTGGCGCGGCCATCAGCATCTTCGGTGTTGCGGGTGCGGCCTCGGCCTCTCCTCTTGCGAACATCAGCGGTCAGCTGATCAAGCAGTCGCTGGGCTGGTATCGCGATGCGATCGTGTTCGCGAATCCTCCGATGTTGGACCTCAGCCCACTCGTCAAGATGACGGCTGCGGAAAGCTTCGAGGGTTACAACATGCGCTTCGCGCAGCAGTGGGATCCGTCTAACGACGTGCTCCCGGCTCGTCTCGACTCGATCGTTGGCGCGGTGCTCAGCTACCCAGAGCTGGCCGTGCGTAACATCGAAATCGCGTCGGCGTCCTAATCTAACTGAGGTATAAACCAAATGGCTAACTATCAGACAGGTTATGGTCACGGCGACGTTGTTGGCGTTCCGTTCGATTTCTACGCTGGTGCCACCGTGGTTACCGGCAGCACGATCACGATGCAGACTGGCATTCTGGTGGTTCTACCCACCGGTACGCTGGCCGCGCTGACGGTCAACCTGCCCCTGAACCCGGTCGATGGCGCTGTCGCTGAAATCACTCTCGGACAGGTCATCACGACCCTGACCGTAAACGCGAATACCGGCGACTCGCTCGCCG